CCGCGGGATTTAATAATGGCATCAACAGAAGCATCGGTATCTTGAGTGAGGGCATCAACTTCATCTTGGTCAAATGTATTCAGGAGACCATTCAATCCGTTCATGGCATTCCTTGGCAGAGCCGCGGATTCACCAATGGCAACGGCAGCTTCTTTTCCAGCCCTTGCGCATGCGATGTTCTGAAGATCCGAAGAATTATCCCAACCATTTCCGACTATCGTTAGAAGGCGATTAGAATAACCGGATGCCAAATCAAGTAATTGATCAACAGAAAGATTGGGAGCCGCAGCTACGAAACACTGACATGGATGGAATTTATTTGCCATTTCCATTGACCAAGCATCCAATACTGGAATCAAGTCATGGGTGCCGGTTTCGACTTCATATTCTGTTAGGCATGCACATTGTGGCGCGCCAATCAATTCGGCTGCTTCGTTTCCACCTACTCGCAAGGCATCTTCCCAATCGTCGGTTGTGATGGGATCTCCATCCAAACCGCCAGTCAGAATATGAGTAGTATTGGAATCAATATATGGAAGATGGGTTTCTCCAGAAACTGCTGTGGCAGTAATATATCCAATGGCATTTAATCTAGCCACCAATTTAACAAGACTGGAAATATTATCATATGTATATGTGGTTTCATTATCGGTTACTACCACCTTTATGGTATAGAATTTTAGACTGTATGTTATTTGAGAAGTTGCGGGAACAGCAGTTCCGAAAGTCAATGATCCATTGACCTTATCAACATATACTTGATCTGCTGTTGGGGGCGAAGTATAAACAATATCCTTTTCGACACCAGCAACCTTTACCCAGTTACTAGTATTTTCGATTATGGCACAATGATCAAGATAATAAGGACCGACTGTACCATCTCCGGGAACTGCGTAATATGAAGTTTCTGTTGCCTTATAAGATCCTTGTAGAATCTTGACAGTCACCGCATTTCCCCAAATACCTGGAGATGCGGCACTGATGGTTACTACATCATTTGGAACTGATAATCCATCATCTAGAGTAACCGAAGCAGTAGCATGACCATTTCCTAAAACTCTGACAGCATATACAACAGGAGCCCCTTGACCGAAAATAAGTTCGACAGCATCCTTCAGACCACCAGAATAGAAATAATTCGATGCTTCTGAAGAAGATGTCATACAAACAGCTTCGTCAACGGGTCCTCTGGTTGCTCTACCGACTACCAGAACAGTACCTTTTCCTACAATTACAGGAACAGGTCCTACTGTTTCTAGTTTGATTAGCAACCTCACAAATTGTGAAGGATTTCCGTATTCAACCATTAAATATCACTTCTTGTAATTAAAATCATTAAAATATTCATACATCAATAGGAGTATTTTTAGAATAACCATCTTTTAGATATTTATTATATTGTTCTCTGGTTATTATGCCATCTCGCATAGCATTTACTAGACTCCTTTTCTTTTTCTGAGGAACTTCTTCCTCTTCGTCTTCCTCTTCGAATTCTTTATGGAACATTTTTATTTTCCTTCATGTATTTTAATATTAGCAATTTATAATCAATTAAATAAGAAAATCTATATTTTACGATTTTAAACACACTCACCGAAAAGTATATCAATACCAACCATCATTGATATCTTTCATGATTCACAAAAAAATAATGGTATTAATGACAACCTTGATAATCCTGGGAGGATTTATCTTAGTATTAAGTATTAAAATTCCACTTGATATAGAAAATTTCATGTATTTAATAGGTGGAATAATATCCATACTGACTGGGGTTTCTATTTTGATGAACATACAAAAATTCGACCAAAAAATATAAATACTATAAAGGTACCATAATATATGGTGATTAAAAATATGGCGTCTGAAGAAACAACTAGAAGAATGGTATGGGGATTCGCAATTACAATGTTAGTACTTGGAATCCTTGTACTATTGGGTGGATTGATGGCTATTCCAACGGTCGGAATAGATCAAGGAGTTGTAGTATTTTTGATTGTCGGAATCGGGGGCATAGGTATTGGATACCGATTGATCAATGGACTTAGATTAGCAAAAAAACATAATATATTAATATCATAATATTTATTTTAATCATTTATTAATATTATGTCCATTGTTGTTATTTTTGAAGAAGATCCGCCTTTTAAAATAATATCCGCTAGGATAGAAGATCTCCATCCTAACATACAGATATCCATTTGATACCAAGGCGGATGAACATCGGTAAAATATGTATGATGCATTGGTTCGGTATCGACTGACATCCCAAAATCCGGCAACCCAAAATCATATCCAATAACATGAATGTTCGGAGTGGGATCAATAACAGAAAATTCATACTGTACTCGGAAATCAATAACTGCCGGATATATCCAATGTTCATCAGCAGCTTTTGCCATGAATGGAGGCAAATATGTGACTTTTCCGGATCCCGGAATCACTTTTATTTTGTCGTCCGGCCAATATAAACCAAGTCTCCAGATTTCTATTTCCTGTTGCAAATCATAAAGCATCTGGTCTAGAATTTCCGGCGTTGATTGATCTGTACCTGGAGTTTCGCTTTCGGCCATTAGAGTTACACTTACACTTGCTTGTTGAAGATGTCCTAAGTATTGTTCGACGTCACCATTATCGCCATCGAAATTCTTTCTGATAGGTCCGGCTGTACTAGATACTCTGATTCCTTCTGATAAAATGCTCAGTCGCATTGACGGAAATTCATAATCATCGTTTTGAAACCGATCTTTTCTAAGTATTTTGACGTCATAATCAGAAAGACTGGTCGGAATAACAGAAAGAAGTTTTGCTCTCTGTGAAATAGACATCATTAAAGGGTCACTCCATCTGTTCTAAAATCAACCGGTTTATATGGAATATCAGGATAATGTATATCAGGTAGCTGTATTGTATATCTTTCGACAGAATTCATTATTTCATCGATGTAATTATCAACTATTTTAGTTTCCATACCATATGATTTTTCGTTCGGCCCGATTAGGTACATTCTTGGATACATCTCGGGAAAACAAGTTTTTTGAACCAATGAATCTATATCCAGTTCCGAAATTTTTCTAGCAGCATTTAATATATCCATATCAAATGATATTGGAAATTCTTTTTCCATCAATATATCCGGTGAATGAAATATCGATACAGTATCTTTTAATAACATATCAGATGGGACATATTCATATATAGAAACTTTATTTAATATATCAAAATCACAAGTATCTTCATATGTTATATAAGTTGTCATATCAGATCCATATGACTTAGTTTTCGTGAAACTGGTTAAGAAATCGAAATCAGCCGAAATTCCTCTAACTGTTTTATTATAATCAATTATATAACGTCCACTATTGTGACAAGGTTCACCGACCCATGTTGCTGTAGTCCAATATTCTTCATCGAATACTTGTTGTCCCATAGGCGATACTATTTCCTGAGCTGGATCTCCTTCATATACTGTTACAGTTGAACTATTCAGGGTATTCCAGATCCAGCCGCCATCAGTGGATGTTTTTATCACGGGCGAATTATTAGAATCCGTACTGCATACGAATGCCATGATATCGTACATCGAACTTCCGGGCCGTAATACATTATATGCACATATTTGTCCTTTCGTATCGTTCGCGAACGGCAACGAAAATCGTTCTGTCCAAGCATATGCAGTTGATACGCCGGCGGGATGTCCTGGTGAATGATAATATTCGTAATTTATTCCAGAATATAAGTAACGTACAGAACTATATGATGAGGTTGTAGTGCGTGCCATAAAACACGATTGATCTAAGACCGGACCATGATATTCAGTGAGTATTATTTGTAATATAATAGTATTATATAACGGACTGAATCTACCATTACCGCCAAGTGAACCATAACCAGGATTTGTATCCTCCCATGCATTTATATGAGTACCCCATGAATTTCCGAGATCAAACGATATATTAAGATATGGTCCGAATCCTACCAATACGGTTTCCCCGGTACCAGCTAACGCAGGATATGCAATTGAATTCCACTTAAAAGATCTGGTTGGACCTCCTGTTACACTCTCATATGATATCCATCCTGCTTTATTCAGTACAATACTCCACGTCGCGCCATTATCAGTGGATCTCCATACCTTCGAACCATCATGAGCAAATAATATATCATCGGATATATTGATGACGGTTTTGCATCCCGGAGCAAAACTTGATAATGCAGTCCATGTTAACCCAGAATCGAGTTTACTTTCTATCCATCCTGTTGATGTACTACCAATTATCCATCCATAATCTATGCGGGTTAGTGTATAAATTATATGTGGTGTATTATATACTTCTACCCAACTCTTTCCATAATTTTTAGTTCTATATATTGAATAAGTACCATCTGTTTTCTTAACTATGCACACATGGTATTGACCATATACGTGAATGGGACTTTCTATTTTTTCGATGCTTCCGGGAAATGGTTCAGATTTCCACCAAGCGGCTAAATTTGTCGTGTCGAAACTTCCCAATATGAAATTTTTTCCTTCGACTACTGTTAATAAAACAGGTCTCATTTATACACTCACCAATTCAATTGTCATACCATATTTTTTAGGATAACCGCGTTTCAATAAAATATCGGCATCGAAATTTGCTTGTAATAATCTAATCCAAATATCAATATCGATGGCTGATATAGGTTGGAAAACAAATTCGCTAGCTATTCTTAGGAATCTGCGTTTGGTACCGATTTCTATTAAACCCATATCATAATATTTTAATATATCATGTTTATGAATTAATATATCATTATTTAAATATCTATTATATGTTGATTTAAACGATAGTATTGCTTCAAGTGATTTAGTTTTTAGTATTTTAATTATGGAATCTATCGAAAGATCTTCGTCCATTGGTTTTTGTATAATAGGATTTATAATCAATTCTCTTTCATATATTTTCATCAGTACTGAATCTATGTTAATTCCTAAAGTGGTAATAAATATTGATTCGAAATCCATTTCATATGTAAGGTCAGTATCTTCATGACAAAGCATCATATCGGAATTTATATGGACATTTAGTGGACCTAACATCAATGTATCCATATAGTAATCCAGTATGGGCAATAATAAATTATATGATATTCCTGCTGCTAGCATCTGAGGAATAAGAACATCCAGTAGATCTTTTCTGGATTTTGCTATTCTCATATTTTCGTCATTGCTAAATGATATATCAACAGTTCCGGGATATCTAGATGTTATTTCAGTAATATTTTCGCCTAGTATGCTGTCTATGATAGTTTCGCATGATTCTTTAGTTCCAGAACTCTTTATAATAGAAGTACGAGTCTTCAATCGATCTCTGTAATCGGTATCATCTTCTCCATAAGTTCTAGGAAGATCATATATTTGTCCCCATGCAACATCTAAATCAGTTCCCATAGCATGTTCTAGTTTTAGGGCATTTGACATAGTTTCCATTTGTCGCCAAACACCATCCAACATAGTAGCATATGACCAAACTATAGCATCTATAACTGATGTGGATGGAATGGTTGCATCATAAGATGGCCGCAAAATTACATCGAAATCTGCGCTACTTAATGCTTTTAATAACCCGATATCCATTGAATATGTCGCAAGAATAGCATTTCTTCCGATGACTACATCAAAATCAGGTTCCGATATAAGCGTCTTTTTAAGGAGAATATTATTCAATCGATGCATTGAATATCGAATAGTATTGGGAGGATCATCTATTGGTTCGGATCCTGCAAAGATTATCCATTCATCCATTGTATATGCTTTTTCCCGAACGATGAATGAATCTCCTATGCCAGGTTGATCCCCTATTGGTGTTTCTCCTATTAACATATATCTCCTAAATTAAAAAATAAATTTATTCTGTTAAATACGATTCTTCTTTCTGATCGGATAATGAATATGTATCCACGGTATCTTTTCTTATTATTATTTTTATTTTGTTTGATATTTCTATTACATAATCAGTATTTTCGATGACGTCTTGAATGCGATCGAGCATTATTTGTCTATTCAGTCCATATGGAATTTCACAATATGGACAATTAACTTCGCCTTTATTGTTGCGATGCACCAGTGAATTATCTATATTAGATCGATCGCACCGCCGGCATGACCATACATCACTTTCTCCGCATGCCGGACATTTTGCCCATTTAGATGAGTCCATATGCGACCAACAATGCCCACATGTTCTGCACTTGAAATGAGATGTAACCGAAATTTCGTTGTCCCAATATGCTTTAATGTCATCTTCCGGTAACAAATAAAAATTATATGTCGGAAGTTTTACCGAACATCCAGGTATATTATGATCTTGCATCTTCTTGGCAAGAACCGGACTTATGGGAGAAATTACTAATTTATGCGGTTTTATATTCGAAGTTTCTGACCATAATTGCTGGGTTCCATCATCCCTAAATTGGGGAATGAATTTTTCTACTCCATCTATGTCTTTGAATATTTTTATCCACATATATTCGATTACAGCAGTCATTTTAAATTCTTCCTGCATTGACCATTTTTACGTATTCGCTGGATGTCAGAATAATTGTTTCATTCATTGATTCTCCCATTGTTTTTATAGTGCGACATAAATCGTTAATGGGATATTGCAAATTTTTGACTGCTTTACTAACAGCATAATCATATACGTATTGATTTGGAGGAGTCAATGACTTTATTCGTTCATCCGAAATTTCCCATGGTTCTGACGAATTTGTAAAATGATACCTGAAAGAAACTGCCATACCAATTTCAGGAACTGCCAATTCTTGTCGATAGAAATAACAATTTTTATATTCTTTAATTATCTTTGGACCAACAGAATCTTCTTTCGGAACTTGTCGTATGAACATATCAAATTTAACATTATCTCGATATAGTTCATCCAAAACATCCCTTCGAATATTTTCATTGAAATACATGCTACTTATATCGAAAAGTCCCGATATTTCTGGTTTTACTTCATCTATGATAATAAATTTCGTAGGTATGATATATCCGAGAGATTCGTCGGGAATTGATATTGTTTCATCATTGATTGGTTTTGATATAAATTCTGGAATTATTTGGACCGAGATATCTCCCGGTGACATTGCTATTACGTGTAAACCTTGCTTCATTTTTCTTATTCTCTCCTAAAATTATATTATTTATTTTATAATTATTATATAAAAAATTAATTATATACTACTTTAGTTAGAATAAGTAGTATATAAAACTTTTGGTTGATCTATTTTTTGCTAATCGATATCAAGGGATCAAATTTCGTCATATCTCCAAGTCAAAGTTTCGTTTGCTTTATCTCCTTGGGTGGCATCATCAGCAATATGAACTTGAGTTACGACGCATTTAGAAACATCTGCGGAAGTATATGCTGTACTATCGACCAATAAAGTATTACTGGAAATATAAGTATCAGCATCTACTGGTACCGCATGATTTGAAGTTCCGCTCTTGTAATAAGTATGACCATTTGTGACATCATCCATTTCATATCCAGTAGTTCCGACTGTTCCCGCGGCTTCATCATATGAAGCAACTGGCATACCATTATCTCCGGTTGATTTGACACCGACAAATAATCCACCAGAAGTTCCTAATGCCCAATTAGTTCGTATTGATCCAGATGTATACCATCTGATGTTACTAATTTGAGTAAAGTCTCCGCTGAATGCGATGTTATGAGTTTTCCAGAAACTATAATTGAATCCAGTTCCCGGTACGACACAAGGATTCGACAAGCCTGGATTATATGAATCCATTGTGCAGTATCTTCCTTGAGTAATTGTGTTTGCCACACCTGGTGCGGCACCATTATATTCCTGTACGTTGACAGTAGCGACCATAGTTTTTTTCTCCTAAATTTTATTTTTAATTTAAATTTTGATCAAATTAATCCATATTATGAAATAATTTCATAAATTTCTTTTCCTATTGATGATATTTCAAATTCTGATAAATTATGATGACTTTCAAAGATTTTAATATCTTCCAGAAATACAAGTTTCAAACATTCTTCTTTATATATATTACAAAATTTATTAATTTTTGTACGATCTTTTTCGTTTAGGTAACCCTTTACTTCCCACCAAATATTATAATCCTTAAGATAAAAATCAGGATGATAATATCGCCCTTCGACATCAAATGATCTTGATTCGTATTCCCAAGAAATATTAAATTCATCCAGTTTCTTGGCAATTCTCAATTCATATGAAGATCGCAACCAAATAGAATTTCCGTCTTTTGTAATGTAAAATCCGCCACCATTTCCCATTTTGGGAGGCAAATTTTTCTTGGATTCTGAAATCTTGTTATTCCGTTCAATTTTCACATCTTCGGGAAGATTTTCCCACCATTCTTGTATACTTTCGGAAATTTTTAATTTATGTTCTTCGCTTTCTGGTCCTGTTTTCAAGCCTTTGTTCCAAGCAATTTTTCCTTTATGGGCATCAGAATTTTTCTGTTTAGCTTCTTCAGTATGCTTCTTTCCTTTGAAAGTACTTGGTTTGCCTTTTTTGGCATCAGACATTTTCTTTCTAGTTTCTTCATCCCAATGTTTGCCAAAATTATGGTGAAGTTCTCCGGTCCTTCCGGACATCGGATTCGGGATTTCTTTACGAACTTCTTTCATTCTGTCCGAAATTTTTTTCTTTGATTCTTCGGACATTTTAGAACCTTTCTTCACTACTAACACCATTCTTTTACTTTCTTAACTTAATTTCTGCCAAATATTGTAAATTATCAGAAAATTTTTCCATAAGTTCGGAATCAAAACATTCATCAAATGTTGATCGTATAAATGATCTTTCCGGAATTATGAAAAGTGTCATGCCTTGGTGCATTTCAGATTCATT